CCATTCCAATTATATAGCAAATGGAAGATTGAGTTGCCTGTTGTTTTCTCTCCAGTCTTCAATAGTATACTTCATCACTTGATTAAGTTCAGCTTTAGCCTTATTCATTAATTTCTGGGCATCTTTAAAACGACGCTGGCAATCCTGATATTCCGCTACTTTCTTTTCTATAACCGTTTGTTTCTGCTTAAGAAATGTTTTAGCATCACTAAAGTGTTCAAATAACACTTTATAACATTCCGTTTGATAAGCCATAAGATTTTGTCTCTTCTCTTCAACCACATTAGCGGGATTAATAGTTAATAGCCATCCGAAAATATATTCCATAGGCAAACAGAACATTTCTCGCT